CCAGGAACAAGCCCCAGTCTTCGGTGTCGGTGTCGTTGTCGAGGATCGGGTGCGTTTTGAAATGCACCGTTCCGCGAAGCGTTTCGAGCGAGTGCACGATGAACTTGGCCTTCGTGCTGGACTCTTCGAGCATGACGTTCTTCGTAACCTGACGCTCGTAAAGCGTGTTGATGGTTTCGAGGAATTTGCCGCCGCACAGGCAGAGCTTCTCGTAGGACTTGTCGTTCGTCTTCTTGAACACCCGAGAGAGGTAGGTGTTGAAGTCCGCCTTGGTGAGCGTGCCAGCGCAGTCGATGATGCGCTTGTCGCTGTCGCTGTTGGACGTAATGGCCGCTGCGCCCGTGCCACCACGATAAACGCTGTCCGCCGCTTCCCACTGTTCGAGGTGGTAGATCACGCCGCCGGTTTTCGTCTCAGGCGTGCTCTCGCCGGTGTCCGGGTCGGTCACGTTTACCGTGTGCTTCTGACCGAAGATGAACGCTTTCTCCATCTCCATCATGTAGCGCAGGCCGTTCTCGAAACGCAGCGTCTTGTAAGGACCGCTCTTGTCGTATTCGAGTCCGCCCTTAAGGGCCGTCCGTGAGATCGCGAACGCCGCACGAAAGATCTGCGTGAAGTTCGTCGGATTGATCGGGGCGACAGTGATGCCGGTGCCCGAACGTCCGCCTTCGGCGTTTGCAGTGCCGATGATGACGACGCTCTTACCGTTGTTATCGGTCGCTGCGTTGTTCACGCCGGTGCGCGTGGTGTAGGGCCGGAACTTCAGCTGTGTCGAGGACACGATCTCCGTCACGGTGCCCTTGATGGACACCAACGTTGCGCTGCCAGCGGCCGTAGCCACTTCGCGCAGTTCGATCACGTGAGTCGGCTTGAATTCCGCCGTCGAAACCACACGGACGATGTATTCCGTGTTAGCGGTCATCGTCGCGTCGTCAGCAAACGCCGTGCCGTCGCCATTAAGGAACGGAGCGGTGCCCGAAGCAACGGTGAGAGTCTTCTGCGTAGGGAAGCGGCGTTCGAACTGTCCGAACTCCACCTTGTCGGTTTCTTCCGAAGGAAGATACGAGAGCAGGCCCATGAGAGGTGCTGCGCCCGAAGGATACTGCCAGAAAATCTTCCGGCGTGATTTCAACGAGCGAGAGCCCGTCGTGTTGTCTGTGGAAAACATTCCAAAGGCCATATGAGGTATATTCTATTGTCTGGCAAGACCAGCGGCTGAGAGAAAGTCGGACAGGATTGTCCAGCGACAGAGGGTTTTAATCCTCCAAGAAGTCGTCGGTAGCATCGCCCTTAACGGACAAAGCTGCCTGCTTTCCTCCACCGGCCCCACCCGTGCCACCAACGCTAGTGCGCGGCAACCGTGGTGTTGTCCCAGGAGTTTGTTTTGTTTTTACTGCACCGAGGGCGAACGTCGGCTCAACGCCAGCGATCGTCTCGGCGGCACCTTCAGCAAGTGCCTTAAAGTATTCCCCTTCATCCTTGAACTCACGTGACGACAGGTCTTTCGCGGTGATCGCGATGATCTTGGCGTAACGTGGGTCTTTGAGAGATTCGTATTTCTCGAAGAAACGTCCGCGCGTGCGCTCGGCACGGGCTTCGGAGATGTATTCTTGCGCCGGAGCGAACTCTTCACGGAGTTTCGCGAGTTCGATCTGCATGAGGTTGCGAGCACCCACGACGCTTTGTTTCACAAGACCCTGTTGGAGGTCGGCAAAAAGCGCTTTGAACTCGGCCTTCTGTTCCGGCGTCATATCTTCCGTCAGACGGAAAAACTTGTCGAGGAACTTTGGGTCTTTTTTCTCAGGGTTATACACCGCCCAAAGCTCGTCCTTTTGCTCTTGGGTGAGTTCAGGTTCTTTCTGCTCGACAGGTTTCTGCACCGTGCCTTTGACGATGCCAGCGAGTTCCGTCATTGCGGCACGCAGGTCGTCGGTAGGAGGCTTTTCTGGCGTCTCGGGCGTTTCGTGAACTTCTGGTTCGTCGAGTTCGTCGAGGCCGTTATCTTCTGTGGTGGTATCTAAGCTCATTGGGCTAGTTCTTCTTTGATTGCGGCCAACGTCTCGTTCAACGAGTCGGACGATTGGCGCAGCCCGCGAAGATGTCCGATCGCAACGAAGTGCGCGACAAGCGTTTCGACATCCCGAACGTCATCGTTGATGACGAGACGTAGGAGTGTGTCTTGTGCTGTGGCATTTTCCGTCGCGATACGTTGCGTGTAAGGGTGCTGAAGGTATTTCTCCAGCTCCCGTTGCGCACTTTCGAGCTTAGCTTTGTCGTTCTCGTCCATTAGACGTTAGCGGCAGCGCCCATGACGTCCGGCATTTGCTGCACATTAGGCGGCATACCGGGTGGTGTCATTGGCATTGGTGTAGGAGCGGGCAGACGACCTGGCGTCACCCCGCGTAAAGTGTAGATTTCCTGAAAAAGTGCTTGGATTTGAGGCGCACCGTAGCCCAAGACCCCGGCAACCTCCGGGTTCGAGAGAATGGTCATCAGGATTTCCTGGAGACTCTGTGCGAGGAAGGCGTTCTCCGAAGGGTTCGATGCGTCGAACACGAAGAAATCCTCGGACGTGGCAATAGATATGGGGTCCGCCTTGAAGAGGACGTAGATTTCGTCAAGGGTGAATGGCATCCCCGTCTCAGGGTTCACCAACTGCGTCTTCCACTGAGGGCCGAGGATTTGAACAAACGTCTCGAACTCCATCTCCTGACGGTTGTTCGCGATGAGTTGTTTGCCAAGACGCTCGAACGCTGTATCCCAGATACCACCGAGCGTCGTCTTGCCACGGGCTGTCGCCCCTTGGATGTTTGCACGGTCGGATGTTGCGCTGCGTCGGCCCGGCGTGCTGTTTCCTTGCATGAGGCTGTTATACCCCGTGACACCTTCGAGCAAGTCTTTCAGCGCTGCGGTATCCATCATCACGTTTTGCGTAACGTCTTGCGTGGCGAACTGTTTGATGTAGCGGTCCACGCCGGTTTGCGAGGCGTTTTTACGCAGATAGATATAGGGCGAACGTGATTCGAGGCTTTTCACGTCAATCCCTGCAGGGTCTACAATCCATTTGCTTTCCACGCTATTCTTTTGCGATGTAACGTGCGCGTTCAGCTTCCATGTGATGAGCGACGTGAGCTGGTCGCAGATGTCCGAAAGACCTTCGTTCACCACTTGGTGCTGATCTGGGAGAAACTGTCCCGCCACGTAAGGGAACTGGCCATGGAGATAATACGCCTCCTCAAAACGAACGATCGTCTTGTCGTTTGCGATCCAGACGATATAGCGCACCGGAAAACCTTCCTTGCCCAAGGGGCTGGTTTTGCTGTCCGCTACGCTGAAGTTCTTCGGGATGATGTCGCACACCATCTTGGTGATCGTCACCGGACCTTTCTTCACCATACCACCAGGATCGTCCTTTACACCACCATTCCCCTTCTCTTCGCGCACATCCATTTCGACGATACGCGTGTTTGCTTTGCGTTTCGTGAACTCGTCCTTGGTGAACTTCGGGATTTTGTCCAGGTTGAAAAGCTCGTCATTCCCACGTAGCGACGACATGGACCAGATGTCTTCCGAGCCGCAGTATTCGCCTTCTTGGTAGCGTGTGAGGGGAAGGGAGACGTCCGGCAACCAGCGATACGGCGAGATCGGAACGACACGATTGCCGATGAACGTGGGTATGGGTGTGAAGTCGTTCGTTGTTTCTTCGGCGACCTCGCCGAACGCTCCCTCGACCATCTCGGTCTTCTGCACTCGCATCCAACGATACTCTTCTGCGTAGCAGACTTCGGCCACACCCAGAGAGAAACGCGCAATGTCCAAAAAGAACTGCACCAGAAACGCCTGCCACGTGTTTTTACGCAGATCGCGTTCAAGTATAAGCTCCATCGGTTCGCGCAACGGATTGTCCTCGGTGCCTGTAGGTTCGAGCGAGTAGAACCGCTTGTTCTGCATGAGGGTTGTCACGTTAAACGCAACGAACGTCATGCATTGAGAAAAGGTCAGCGGCACGACCATCTTACGCGGCTGGCCTTTCGAGTCCGCTGCACGATCTTCCTTGTCCACCTTGCGTTTCGACCGGAACGTCGCATCATGTTCGTCCCACTGGGTGTAGTGCGTGGCCATTTCCTTGCGCGACGCATCGACAAGCCCCATGACGTAACGCAAGAGCGCACCATGTTCCGGCGAGTCCGTGTCTTTGAGTTTTTCTTTGAAATCAGCGAAGGGCATAAATGGTTTTGTCCAGTATTCTGGACATTACGAGAAGTTTTTAATTTTGCGGTTTGTCGATCACACGCTGAATGTCAGCACGTTTGAACTTTTGACCATCAATTTCAAAAACGTCTTTTTCGTTTGTTACTTCGGCTACAGGTTTTCCGGTGCCGTCGATATAGAACTTAACCCCATTACCCTTTTCAAAGGTGCCGAGAGCGACCTTGCCCGCAAGTCCGAATTGCTTTTCGATGCTGGTGCGAAGGGTTGGGACGGGCGTTGTGGGTGCAGGTGTGGAAGGCTTCGGCGTAGCCGGTGCAGATACCGGGGTGGCCTGTTTGGAATTAAGCAAGTCAGCAAGTGAAGGCATATTACGAAAGGCTATGCGCGCGATACCGTGTGCGCATGTGACGGGATTTACGTTCGAGCGCGGATTCCTCGCGTTCCTCGCCGAAGAGAACGAGAGCGTCGGTGTCGAAGTCCGGCAGGTTTACCGGAGTGTAGTCGTATTCACCGGCAGGCTCGATATACGTGAGGCCCTGCAAACACATACGATGAAGATTCTCCATCATGTCGTCGTTCTTCTTTACGGGTTTGTTTTCTTCGCCATCCCAGACGAAGCCGCGGGAGATTTCGAACAACGTCCTGCGAAGGTTCGTGTTGAAATAGATCACCGGCTTGCCGTGTTTGTCACGCGCTTTGAGCGTGCTCTTTACGGCACGTATGCCGTTGACCGGGTCTTTGGTGGCCGGGATGACCGCAAGGCCGAGACGGCGGTATTCGTCCATTGCAGTGGACTCGGTGAGTTTGTTAGGAGTGGAAGCCAAAGGATCGACGATACCCGGGAGAGACGGACGGCCGTGCAGAAACTCTTTGATCTTTTCGACTTCTTCCTCTATGAGCATTTGTTGCCAGAGTTCTCCATAAACAACCGAAACATCCTGCGGCGAAGTAGCCACAAAAAGGACCGCATCGTTTTTCCGGAAATGGTAGTCGATTGCATAGCGGATGCACCACGAAGGGGGTGGAGTGTTCCAGTCTTTCCAGCCTTCGGGCGGGTCTTGCAGAACGTGTTTGTTCCACGAGAACTCTTTGAAGACAAGGCCGGAGAACGAAGTCGGCAGGCCGTGCAGACGAGCTTCTTTTTCGTCATCCGTCAGCCACGCCATAAAGGACGCGATGTCCGCTGCGCTGTTATGCGGGTTGTCTGACATACTCCCCGTCATCATCCAACGATCTCCCGAGGCGATTGTTGTGGCTTCGAGCCCACGGCCACTTTCAAGGTCCGGGACGAACGCTTCGTCAATCCACGGCTCGGTCAAAGGAGTGCACGTGAACCAGCCGCGCCCACCACGATCGACTAGCCCACGTGCAATAGCTTTCCACATACCCTCGGGACAAGGCTCGTCGATGTGTGCCCAGTCCCAGACGCTGGACTCTTGACCCAGAGGGTTTTGTTTATACGACTTTACCGTGTCAAGATGGATAACGCTCATACCGCCAGAGACATGGCGCACAGGTATACGGTCAATCGCACCGCTGTGGTTACGTGTGGGCTGACCGAGCGAGGCCTTCGGAATGTATTTGATGAGCTTGCCCTTGTTCGTTCCTTCTTGTTCTGTGAACACCTCTTTCGATTTGTCCCAGTCTGTGGTGACAATGAGACCTTTCGTTGGATAAGGCGGTATGCCTAGAGTGCGTAAAGGATTACCTTCGGGTATCCACGGACGATACCCCAGAGCGAAGGCGACGTCTTCTGCCGCACCCATTTCAGACTTTCCAAAGCGGTTGCCTGTGCGAGCGTAACGATAACGAGCACCTGCGGCAGCATGAAACGCTTGTTGCTTTTCGTGAGGGGAGTAGAACGTGATTTGGTTTTCACGTAAAAGCTCCTGCCGACGCCGCTCCAGCGCGAGTTCGCGCCGGGCGAGAAGGACGTCGATGGGCGGGGCGGTTGTCACCGGGGTCCGAAAGAAGGGTTGCCTTCGGCATCAATGGTGCGAACGGTGTCGGCACAACCTGGAGGGCGTTGCGTCCAAGGCTCGCGCGTTGTGAGACTGGAGCAGCCGACGAGAAGCACCGCAGGTGCAAGCAACAAGGCGATGGCTACGAAAGGTAGGATGATTTTCATTTACGGTAGGAGCGTCCGGCTTCGAGATACGAGGAAGGCGAGCCGGTCAGTTCAAACCGAACCCGGCTTCCGGCTTTGGTGGTGTAGTCTATGGCACAGCCGGTGAAGAACAACGCGTTGAGTGTAACGAAGTGCCAGAGTTTCATTTAACAGCGGTTTGCAGATCGCGCACAGCTTTGAGCACCACGGCCGCAACGGCGGACGCTACGAACAGTTTCGCCTTCCACTCGGGTGGGATGATCGTGGCTACGTCGCCGAGGGCGTAAGGAGCACCAGCGAGAGCCGTGAGGAATGACATGGCGATTGCGCCCCAACCTGCGAGGTTCTTCGTATTCATTTGTTCGAGAGTTCTACTAGCTTTTGCCAGAGTGCCTGGCGGTCACGGTCACAGGTGTCAGAACGGTTTGTGAGATTCTGCACCATTGACTCAAGGTATTCAAAGCGTTTGTTGCGCTCGACTAGAGCGGCCTCGAAAGCAGTTTTGACGTGAGCCTCGGCAATATCCAACGAGGCTTTCGCTTCTTTCGCTGCACGCTCGTTTTGGTTGTTCAGCCACCAAATCGCAAAGAGTAGCATTGCGACGCCCGGACCTTGGCGGACGGCCCAGTCGAGCATTGAGGCGGTGAGCGTGTCCACTATAATGCAGTAGGCTTACGCTTGCAACGCCTGAATCTGCGCGGCGATGGCTGCGTTCACTTCGGGCGCGGAGTTGGCAAGCGCGTAATCGAGCAGCCCGAGAAGGTTCGGCACTTCATCCTGCACGATCGCGATGGCCGCGTTGCCGGGCTCGGCTTCTCCGAAAAGCGACGAGTCCTTGAGGTTTGCGACCGGGAATGCCGCGCGACCCTGGGCTGCGAGGCCGGTGGCTTTGGACGTGATGGCGGCGGCGAGGTTTGCCGGGGTGGGTTCGGGGACGATGATGTATTCGATGATGCTCATGGTGTTGGTTGGTTGGTTGGTTGTTACTGCTAGAATTTCGCCCAGTTCACGGAGGTCATGCGGTAGATGGTCAGCACGTTGCTGGAAGAAGCGTATTGCCCGGCGAGCAGCTTCACCGTGCCGGATGCCGAAGGGATGATGTCGAAGACCAATGTGACGTTGCCGTAATCGTCGGCGGCGGACGTTGATACCTGGACCAACGCTCCGCCGCTGCCGACGTTGTTGTAGGCATCCGCAAACGAGGGACTAATCAAATCAATGGGTTGCCTTGCCGCGCCGCCTTCAAGCACCACGCCTTCTATCTGACATGCGGCGGCGGTGTAAGCGGGATACTCCAGCCCGAACTGCGCGCCACTGGTCGCGCCGGCAATGCTCCACTGCAGGGTGTATTCGATCCGATACCGCTCGCCCGCGACCACTGGCACATCGAGCGCGGAAAGTCCGGTGTTCGTCAGCGTGGCGCTGCTAGTGCGCGTTACGTTGCCGGACAGGGATGCGCGGCCTGTTGAAGTCGAAGCAAAAAGCGCACTCATTGATAGAACAACGTGGTTTGCTGATCACCCGCAGAGCCTGCGGTGTAGACATCGCGCGTCGTGCTGAACGCCCATGCGAGGCCGGTGGAGTATTTCCAGCCGAGTTCGGTGAAAAAATCCATGCCCACGATGATTTGCGAAGCTGCCGGGACGAGGAAGCAGAGTGCGGGAACGGTCGATGTAGACGTTGGCACCACAGCCAGATCGAAGAACTGGAGATAGCGTGCGGCTGCGTTAGAGTTGTGGCAGGTTGCCGAGAACAGCAAACCGCCTCCGGTGCGAACGACCGTTGTGGCGTCCGCGGCTACGTTGGTGTATTTGGAAGGTGTGAGGAGCATGGAGAACGTAAAGCCGGTTAGTAACCTCCCGGCGCGAGAGTTACGTTAGTAGAGCGAGGCGACGATGCCTTGCGCCGTGGTGAACGTCGTCGGAGGAGCGATCGTCAGAGACGTTGTGGCGAG